TTTACGTTCGCGTTGACATTGGTTCCTACAACGAAACAACCGGCATTGTAACGGCCAATGAAACAGAGGTTCCTGCTGCTGGCGCGGTTGTGCGCTCAGGCAAGGAAGAGCGCGATAATGTCAAGCAATCGAATGAGCTTGAAGCATGGATTGATCATGTCACAGTGCCGTGGCCACTGACGTTGCAGGATCGCGTAGAATACATGGGTATTCGCTGGAAGATCGTATCAATCATGCCGACCTACGGAAGCAGCGACAGTAAGGTATATGCAAGCAAGATTACAGCGAGGGCGGAGTGATGGCGCGACGCATCCAAAGAAAGGCTCCAAAGGGCTTTAACAACGATTTTGGCAATCTATCCAACGATATACGCAGGGCTGCGGTGAGTGCATTGCGCAATGCTGCAAAAGAAGTGCTGAATGATCTTGCCGAGAGAAGCCCTAACTGGAGTGGAGCTTTTAGGCAGAGTTGGTACGTTGAGACGCCAGATGGCAAGAGAGGCGCGAAGGCTGGTGGAGAGGGCGGCAAATACAGCCTTTTTAACATTCCCGAGCTAAATACCAGAGGTCGCGATGCAAGGGGGCAGTTTAGCGCTACCGCGCCAACCGCAAGAACTGAGTTGTTTATTGGCAATTTTGTTTCGTATGCAACGCAAGCGATGGACTTAGATCCGGGAGACTTTATTTATCCCGGTTTTGAGCCCAAGGGGCCAGAGCAGCCAAGAGGTGAACGCCAAGAAAAGATCAGGGGCAAGCTGCAACCGCCTGGCGACAATCGCTCTACTGCACCATTGCATTGGTATTCCACCTACATGAACGGAGGCGAGTTTAGAGCTGCTTTTAACAGGGGCGCAAAAGCTGGCTTCCTTGAAGCTCGCAACCCACCGGCAAGGCCATGACAACACTTCAGCAGGTACGCGGAATCTATGAGCGTGTCGTCATTGACGCGGCGGGCGACACCGATGTATTTGTAGACAACGTAGAGGCAGCAGAGTTTGACGCTCGCAATGAATACTGCTTGCTTAGCATCAATTTTGGCATGATGCAGGAGCTGAATATCGGCTGTGAAGCGACGGAGTTTATTCGCGGTTCTTTGGTGTGCGAGATTTATACGGCCAAAGGCGCAGGGCCGGGGCGGGGGCTGGCGATTGCTCAGCCGATCATCCTGGCGCTCTCGGCGATGAACGCGCCGCTGCAGAGCGCATCGGACGAAATCATCGCCCGGACTGGTGCCATCGTTGGCCCCCGACAGGCATCACGCCGCGAGATCCCGCATCACTTCACCGGCTTCTCCTGCCCGCTCTACGCCAGGGTGCCGTGATATAGTTGTGGGCCGGCGGTGCGTCAACACCCCGACCCTTGGATCACCTGCGCTATCAGGCAACCGTGAACAGGCTACCACAACCGAAGGGCTGGTTCGTCTACTGCTACCTGCGAACAGCCAGCAATCTTCCATATTACATCGGGCTGGGCTCAAGGCCAGATCGCATGACGGCGCGGCATAGCTGCAAGGTGCCGCGTGATTGGTCGCGTATTCGCGTGATGCGTCAAGAGCTGACAAGAGAGCAGGCGATACGTTGGGAGCGGTTTTATATCGCGCGTTACGGCAGAAAAGATCTAGGCACTGGCTGCTTGGTTAATCGGACTGATGGTGGTGACGCTACAAAGCATGGCCCGGAAGCGCTAAAGAAGATAAGGGCTGCGGCGAGGCGGCCTGAGAATGTTGCAAGGCTGCGCACGGTGAATGTTGGGCGCAAACGGCCTGAGCACGCGATTAGAGCTGCCGCAGAAGGGTCAAGGCGAAGATGGGATGCTTATAGGGCCGCCAATGGGCTTTTGTCGCCAGAAGAAAGGCCTAGAAGAACAAGAAAACAGACAAGGGAAATTAACACCGCAAGCAAGCTCAAGGTCTGCCCTGCAATTTGGGCTACGATGATTGAGTCAGAAAGAAATAAATTGCGAATGTGGGTTTCTGCGAACTTGGGCAAGGCTGGCCAAGATTATCTGCTTGGCGAGCGCAGGCGCAGCGGACCGGCCCCTAAGTTTGATGTCAACGAGATGCGCCGTCTAGCGGGGCTGGGCTGGGGCCAGCGCCAGATCGCTCAGCGCATGGGCTGCAGCCAGTCCTGCGTGGGGCGGGCCCTTGCAGGCAAAAGGCAGAGGGGGCTATGATCTAGGCATTGACTCGCCTGCCTGCGCGGCAGCTCCAGCGGTGCCCGTGACATGTACAGGTTCGGGAAGTGTACTTACAGGCCAGGACGGGGCTGTATATTTCAAGCCCGCTGGCACCCAGGCGTGCCTGCTCGATGACACCGACTTCCCCGCCGGCTCGTCCATCACGCTGCCCTCGTCCAACGACTTCCGGGTGGGCGATCCGATCATCTTCACAGAGAAGGGCGCCGCGAACCTGAGCGGCCCCTTGGTGCCCGGCACCACCTACTACGTCCTGACCCGGCCTACCACCACCAGCATGACCGTGAGCGCCACCAAGGGCGGCTCTGCGATCACCCTGGCGGGCGACGGCGGCACCGCTGGCGCTGACACCCCTGGCGCCCACATCGAGGTGAACTTCGCGGCGGCCCAGGCGGTGTGTGAGGTGAGCAACGTGCAGCTCTCCTTCACCCGTGGCGAGGTGGATACGACCTCGCTGCCCTGCGGCCCCAACACCAGCGCGTTCGGCACGAAATTGGCGGGCTTTAGGCGCTACCAGCCCGGTTACGCCGATGGCTCGGGTTCGATGACGGTGCGCTTCACCAGCGACAACGCCAGCTTCGCCAACCGCCTGATCCAGTCCTCGCTGTTCAACAACCAGGGCGGCGCCATCGTGAAGGTGTACCTGAACGCCATCGCGGACGGCGGCGGAATCATCCCAGACGACACCAAATCGCTGCTCTGCGAGTTCCCGATCTCGCTGCTAGGCTTCGACACCGCCGTGACGCCTGACGATGTTCCCACTGAAGCAACTTTGAATTTCCGGCTGTCGAACGCCCCCATCAAACTCTTTGGCTTGACTGTGTAAGCATTTCACGCTTACGCTTGTATCCAGGGGTGGAAATCGCTTTTTGCGGTTCCCACCCATTTTTTATGCGCTTGTGATAAGTGGCCCCCGTGATGCCATAATGTCTACAAGCGTCTGCTAGGCACATTTTTTGTCCGTCAACATCAAAATAAACATTGTTGCGCTTGTTTTGATTTTGAGCCTTCACGGGAGCCCATCGGCAGTTTTCGGGGCAGTAATTGCCGCTGTTGTCAATTCGGTCTAGCGAATACCCTTCAGGGCGCGGCCCCATGTCTTCGCAAAAAGCTGCATAACTTTCCCGCCATCTATCGCAAACTTTAATTCCACGTCCGCCATATCTCGCATAGTCTTTGCTTGTGACTCGATAGCATCTCGCCTTCATTGAACACCAGACGTTGTATATTTTGTCTGTTTTGGTTGGATTTTCAACTCTGAGAGACGCTTGTCGGCAGTTCCTGCATTGAGTCGTTTTCCCTTTGAGCAGGTCTTCTTCTATTGCTCTAGAGAGCGTGCCGCAGGCGCACTCAACGACCCAGTGCCGTTTGCAAAAGCGAGTCACCGTCGAAAGGCCAATAACGGTCCAGCGGCCCACAATCAGGCCGGTCAGTGCTACGTTTTGGCTCATCAGCTTGCTTGCTCAGGCTGGTCACGCCTCGGGTGTCTCACCACGCCGGGGCACACCGATGATAGCCCGACTGAGCGCTTCTGTCAATTTGAGCGAATGTCGGCGCCTACCGCGCTGCTATGATTTGCTGCAGTGTCGTTCACGCACATGACCAAGAACATCAAAGAGCTGCTCAAGAAGACCAAGCAGCGCCGCCGCGCCGAAATCACGCTCAGCACTGGCGACGTGATCGAAATGTTCTGGATGCCGCTGACGCTGGCCGAAGAAGAGCGCCTGCGCGAAGCGGTCAAGAACGACACTCGCTCGGACGCTTACAGCATCAAGGTGCTGGTGCAGAAGGCCGAGTATGAAGACGGCACCAAAATGTTCGGCATCGAAGACATTGGTGAGTTGCGTAATGAGTACGGCAAGAAAGATGTGGAAGAAATGATGCTGGCGCTGCTGACGAATGGAGGGGCGTTGGCTGAAGCTGATACCAAAAGCACTGCAGCAAGCGCTGAGAAGTGATAACTGGTTGATGCTGGAGCTGGGTGTAGCAAAGGAGCTGGGCCTGACGTTAGCTCAGCTCCGTGATTCGTGCTGCCGGGATGAACTACTGATCTGGAGCGCGTACTTCGGTGTGCTGAACGAGGATCAGCAGAAG